CATCTCCTTGTCGAAGACGTACTTATACACGGCCTGCATGGATTCGGGGATGTCCTTGCCTGCCCACGCGAGGGCGATGCTGTCGCCCTCCTTGATCACGTCGTTGAGGCTCGCGGTGACGGCTTCGGCAGAACACTCCCCGAGGCCGATGACGATGTGTGTAGCCATTGCTGCTCCTTGTTGATTGGCGGAGCAGCGACCCTAGCAGGCTAGTGGCGGACCCGTCAAGTACAGGGAGAGGCGCGGTAGTCCGTGCCGGAGTCGTTGTACTCAGTAGACGAGTAGGCATAGGACTCAGAGTAACTGATGTAATCGTAGTTATTGTTAGTGTCGTAGATACCCTTATCGTAACCACTAATAATGGCACTCGCGACACAAGACCCAGCAGTGCCTACGCCCAAACCATTCCAAATTACGTTACCGCCAGTAACCGCAGAGTCGCCTGTAGCCGTGGTATCAGACGCACTGCGGAACTTCCAAAAGGAGTTGTAGTAGTTATCCAAAGCAGACATGCCGGGGACAGCGTTGTAATTAATAATGCTGTAATAGTCTTGCAAATTAATGGGCAAAGTCTTCTTAAAGAAAGACCCAAGAACCGACCTTGTTCTACCGAAGTCCTCTGTGTACACAGACACTGATTGGAACGGAACTCCGCTGTTAACTCCCACTAGGTTGTCACCTTGGTTCGACCACTGGAAGTCACCAGTCCTGTTGCCGTCTGGGTTAGACAGCCAGCCTCCTCGGGAGTATGACCCATCAAAGTATTCCCCAATACGGTTACGCTCTGCCAACAGGTATTTCAGTTGATAACTATCTACCGATTCAAGATCAACTAGCATCTCAATAATTGCAGGAGTGTAACCATCGACAGCGAGTTCACCTAAATTGTCTGTCGCAGTCACCTGCGCGGCTACAGAGTCACCCGCTTTAGTTAGTCCGTTAGACCAGCCAACCACTAAACCACTCTTAGTGGTTAGCCTGACCCAACGCATTGCTTCTGTACCAATAATACTGTGGACAGAGAACGTAACTTGGTCACCGTCTCTGACGGGTACTGGGCTGTTGAGCCGTAACAACATATGTGTAACGCCTGCGTCTACTCCAGTACCATTGGGTGTGTAAGTTAATGTAGTATCAGCAAACTCTGAGTATGGGTTGTACGTGTAAGTGTTGAAAGCGGCGTAGTTATCAGCGTCTATAAAGTAACCATTCACGCCAAACTTAATCTCTCCATCTTTCTCATACGCGACAATGTAATCACCGACATCGACAGGGATTCCCTCAAACGTAGAGGCAGATGCCGCCGTCCAATACATCCCCGGTAGGTACGCCTCACCGTCCAGCGCGGACGGGTAGGTGGACTCGTCACCCGCTATGTACGTCGTTGGGTCGTAGGAACCACGGTTAATAGACGGACGGGTCGCCTCACACTCATGCGCTGGGCGATCCTCAAACAGACCTGTGGCGTTGAGGGGGTCCGACATGTAGTTGACTCGTTGGGCGAAGAACGAGATCTCACGGGTGTCTTGGTCAATGTCGACATCGCACGCCGCCAACGCACGTCCATAGGTCTCTGTACCGCTAAGCGTGCCCTTAGAGCGACGCATGTATCCCACATCGTCAAGCAGCGCCCGCAGACGGTCTGGGTTGATGTAGTTGGTGCGGTAACCAATTCCAACCGTGGCCGCTATAGCGTTGAGTGTCTCGGTGTTAGATTCAGCGGGATCTCTGGAGATCATTAGATAGTCAATAATCGTCCGCAACCTATCTAACTCGCACCCAAATATAGACAGGAACTTGTACAGCGGACCTACCTTGTTACCGACCGGTAACGCCCCCAACTCAGTAATAGCGTAGTCAGAGTTAGGATCTATTAACTCACCTTGTCGTGCGTCCAAGTCGCGGTAATACTGCGGAATTCTTTCCCACAGGTAATTAACTGACTGGTAGTTGCGTGGGACAAGCACCTCAATACTTGCTACCTTCTCATAGAAGTCTGTCCCCACAGTATTCTGGTACCTGACAAACAAGGTGTAGTACGCCCACTGTCCCTGCGGTAAATCTAAATGCTCATAATTGAACACGTCAGCAGACTGCGTAAGGACGTTGCCTGAAGCGATGGTCTCTGGTGCTCCTATCGGGGAGTACACAAGTACCGACTGTGTCGCGACTGTCTCTACTCCGATGGTGTCAACCAGAGGCATCTCCCAGCGAAGAGACACAACACCGTACGCAGGGGAGGTGGCCTCAATAAAACTATCAACGAATTCGTTGGGAGCGATTTGATAGTTATCAGACTTGAGGTACTGATCGGGGTCTCTAGCATCGTCGTACACCCACGGTACAGAGGCAGCATTTCCAGCAGAGGCGGCAGTGTTATAGGTATCTACGTCATAACGTACGTAGGAACCTCTGTCAATGACAGAGCGCCTAAGGGTGAAGGATACTAATGCCATTACGTGCTGGTAATACCACCGACAACAGTAACGGTAATATTGCCCTTCTTGGGAATACTCGTGCTGTCGACCGTGATATTGGTCTCAACGGCGGAACCACCCTGTTCATCGAACAGAGTCACATTGGCATAATCAACTCCGTACTGGTTAATAATAGTCCGATACATCTTTCCGAGAGATAGTCTTTGACCAAACGACACTGTGTCAAATCTGAAGAGACTGTCGAGTGCTTCCTCTACAGCAGTCTTTACGAAAGAGGCCACGGCGGTCTCAGTCACATACACAGTTACTGCTATGTCTATTGGGGTCCATGTGATTGTGGGGGCCGCGACCACATCAACGCCCAGCAGCGCATACGGCTGGATGAAACTGACAACGGCAGACTGTGTATCACTGCTAACGGTTTGAGAGGTATCAGTCGTCGTCAGGTAGTCGTGTGCGCGGTTCACCTGTGCGTAGACGGTCACGCTTGCGTTACCAGCCGACGCACCACCGGCTGGGTTGGGGGTGTACTCAATAGCGGCCTTCGATACACCGTCAACACCCAAAGCGAGGTTGACGAAGTCGCTCTCGGTAACTGCTCGGTTCTGCGCTGTGGCCAGTGCTGGGATGGAGGACTTCATCGACACGATGCTTTCCTCGTTTACACCACCCGTAAACGCAGTCGAAGAAGTAATAATAATACCTGCTGGCGTAGTGTCCCTAAAGGCGGTAATCGAATTAGCGGGTAAGTTACCGTCAGCACCACTGGAGTAAGCATAGACAGCAGTAATTGTTGAGCCTGAGGGCGGAATGAAACCCCTGACGTTCGTACCGAACACCACCTCAGTAAGATTGTCAGCAGTAGTTCTCAGCGTGTAAACGCGATCTCCAGAAGCAGCGTTCGACAAGCGCGTGACACGTCGGTATTCAGTGGGAGTAATGCCGTCCTCGTACACCGTAATAACGGCTGAGTCATGGACGACTTCCTCGTTAACCAGTGTGTACCGCTGTCCTGACAGTCCGTTAGCCGCGCTGGTCAGCGTCTCAGCGGGTGACACCACGATGGTGCCTTCTCGCACCACCGCAGTGATGCTGCTATTTGCGGGCACTGTGTAAGTGGCGGGAATGTAGGACTGATACGTACGGTTGTCATACCTAGCAATAAGACGTGTGTGCCTAGGTATGGCTACGTCAACGTCGCTGCTATTAGACAGCACCACGGTGGCTTGAGCGCTCGTTCGCCCACCCGGCTCGTAGTCAAGAAGGTTTGCGAACGCAAGTACCGACTCACGCTGAGTAGCCGTAGGAAGGGTGGACTCGCCAGCAGCCCTATCAACGTAGTAGTGAATAACATCACCCATGCTGGCCCATAGGTCAACAAGTACCATGCCAAAGTCTGAGGGGTCGCGGTCAGTCCACTCAGGAGCCACCCTAGCGGCACGCGCTAGAAGGTCGGTCTTAATGGTGCTGTAGTCTCTACTTGAGTAGTCGAAGGCCATTAGAGAGGACTCTCCTCTGTTAGTGACTCGGTTATCGTAAACGTGAGAGTCTTAACTGGGCTAAGAGGTAGAGCATAGTACACAAAGACTTGAGCAACGCTCTCGTCGATGGGGTCCTGCCGTACCCTGATGTCGTGAATAGTTACGCCACTAACGCGCCTATGCACTTCACCCATAGCATCCAGTTTAAAATCGGACTCTATTAATTCATCTATGGATTCAAATAGTAATCCCCGTATGCCTGCTCCGTAGTTAGGTACACCAAACCTCTCGTAGGGGCTGGTGGTTAGTACATCAATAATCTTCTGTCTAGCAATAGCATCATAGTCAGTTGTTGCCGCTACTTTCCCTCCAGAGAACCTGAAGGGGACAGATATGTTCTTCATTTTTTACCTCAGCCAAACATAGCGGCGAAGGTCTTGGGGCCGACTACGCCGTCAACCGTAAGACCGTTGGCCTTCTGCCACTCCTTGACACGGCGCTCGGTGCCGGGGCCGAACCAGCCGTCCGGCTTAGCCCCGATCTTCTCCTGCACCTTAATCACGTGCTCACCACGGCTACCTCGTCGCAGGTTGCCGGGGAACTCAGGCGCAGGCTTCTTTTCAGGGCCAATCTTCACCGAGGCAACCGGTTCGGGGGCAGGCTCAGCGGGCTTACAAGTGCAGTTCTTAGAGTGCTTCTCGGAGCCGGGACCCCAGATGCCATCGACATGGAGGTCATGCTCAGCCTGATACGCCTTGACAGCGGCCTCGGTCTTGCGCCCGTAGTCGCCGTCCACAGGATCAGCACCGACGAGTTCCTGTACCTTCCTGACAGCCGCACCCTTAGACCCGACCTGAAGCCACGGCTTCTTTCCGGGGGGAGCGGAGGGAGTCTTCTTGGCTGGAGCCGGAGCAACAGCCTTGGGAGGATCTCCCAGAAGGCGCTTCATGGTATCGATATAGTACTGAGGGTCATCTGCCTTAGCATTTGATACCTCGACATGTACCCAGTCTCCTCCGGGCGCACCAGAGAACGCAGGCTTGCTGTACACCTGCCACGCGGCACGGTCACACTTCCAACCACGACCGTGGGGGGCAGGGTAGTAGTCG